TGGCATGACCGGGACCGGCCGAACTGGCACCATATCCCTCCGTACCGGACCCGGATTCGATCAGCGCGGGATTGGTCGCGCCGGTATTGCCAGCACCACCAGCACCGCCATCCATCGTCGAACCAGACCACGAACCCGAACCCTCGCCGGGGCCGTATCCGTAAGACCCCATACCAGCGTCGGCCGCACCGCTCGTGCCCAATTCCGCACCACCACCAGCCATCGCCCCCTCGGTGCCGGCACCCGCTTCAGCGCCAGCACCGGCACCCGCTTCAGCGCCAGCACCGCCATATCCTTCACCCAACCCGCTTCCATACCATGCGGCGATACTCGCGGCAGCCTTCCAAGTGGATTTGCTCGGGCTTTCGATATTGGTATCGGCTTCATGCTTCAGGTTGTCGGCCCGCTCTTTCAAATACCCGCCGGTCAGTTTACTGCCGACATCAGCAGCAGCCCGAACCACTCGGTTGTCGGTCCGAATCATCGGATACACGACTTCATCGCGGACACTACCGACAAGACCCTTGAAATTGTCGTCAAGCCAACCCATATATACTCCTGTTACCAAGCCGGCACGTACCGGACCGTGCCATTGTCATTCACGGGGATCCATTTCGTCGGATTGCCAGCAGTGGGGGCATTCGTCAACGTACCAATAGCGGCGGCTGCGCCATTCGTGAACGAAACACTGCTCGTCATCATTGTCGTACTACCGGTAATGAACGACGCGGCGGATGTCGTACCGGTCGTCGATATGGACCCCCCGGATACGGCACCGGTCGTCGAGAAAGAACCCGCCGATACCGTACCAGTGACCGTCACACCAGCAGAGAAAATTGGGTTCGTGTCTTTGACCAGATTTCCGGTGCCTGTGAATGATACATTCAGGCCGGCGTATTGAGTCGCATTGAAGTGGTAGTGCTCACCTATCGTACCACCCAATAATCCGGATAGACTTTCATGATCAACGGGGGAACTCGTGCCCCCACCATTCGCTGAAATGAACGCCGTGATATCCAGAAACCATTTCAACCAGATCGGATTGAACTGAGACTTCCCGGTTGCCGTATTGACGACGACCGGATCGGCATAAGTGGGAGGAGGATTGAATACAGTCACAAAGTCCCCACCTGAGAAATCAGATCGACTGATTGGATCCGGAAAGGACAATCAGCCACGTGCCGGAAATGAAACGCCCTTTTCCGGAATGTACCGCAACCGATCAGATTCGGGATGTCATTCGACAAATCCACCGAGCGTGGGGCGGTCCACGTTTGGTAATCATCATCACTGAACCGGATTTGCAGGGTCCCCGCGCTGATTTGATCAGACACAATGTCCATCCGCGAGAGGTGCTTCTTTTTGCGTGTGCCGCCATCGAAATTGGGAGTGTAGATATCGACCGGAATCGCTGCGCCATTATCATTGTACGAGGTCATTTCGAGCTTGTACAACTTACCATCAGTAGCATGCTGAAACAGTGTTTGCCCATCGTTCGTGAATGTCGCATCGACGAAGGGCAAACAGTTCCCATTGGCATCGGTCCATTGATACCAGTATTTGCTGGTCAAATCATATACAAGAGTAAGATTATTGTTGACCAACGTGACAGAGTACAGCCGATGACCATTAATTCTGGTCGCCCAAGAATAGACACTGGTGAAATCAGCTTGATGGAGTATTCGATCGATCGCCTCGGTGGATATCTGTTCCGGCTTGAGCCCATTCATCAGGTGGACCGAAGTGCCGCTGGTGAACGATTGCGATACCCAGTACAGCGTGCCCTCAAGTTCTCGCACCGAAGATGCGGTGCGGCAACCAATATCCATTTTGGCGCCCTGAACAGGGCCCAACGGGCTTGCGGCTGCATTCCCGGCATCATAGAATACTTCGGTACTGTACTGCTTGAAAGCAATCACATATACCATTTGCTTCATCAGACACACACCGGAATCCGGTTGGATTTGGGCGATCAGATTATCGAGAATGTTCCAGGTGGTCGGATCATTGATACCGGAAGTATAAATCGCTGCTGACCGCGTCATCACGGCAGTATATCCATCGATATATGCCAATCCGGGGACGATAGGGATCGCGGGGGTCTGGTTCGGAGGGTACGCCACATCCGTAATCGCGGTCGGACCTCCTATCTTCGTGCAGTAATAGGAGCCACCGGTATTTTGAAACACCAGTCGATGGGTAGAACCAAGAGTAGAGCTGAACCGGTACATACCTCCAGCGGTATCCAAACCAGAACCTATCAGTACCCCGTCACGGTACATGAACCCATTCACAATGGTATATATATTACTTTCCCAATTATAAGCACCCTGTGCCGCGCCCGCAGTAACGGATGAATATGTAAGATACCCAGGCCGTTTATACACGTGATAATCATTCTCCGCCATCATTTCGACCATACCGTTGATGATACGGGCATCCTTCGTGACCGTCTCGTCACGGTTGGATTGCTTTACGATCAGCGGCAGACGAATGGCATTCGAAGGCATTTCAACCCGGGAATCGGTTGTAGTACGAAGAACGTTGATCCGGAGTGAACATCACCGACACATCTTCGATGTCCCAGTTCTCCAGCTTCTCCTTGTACATCATGTGCTTGGACTGGCAATTACCGACAATTTCCACCGGCTGCCCGGTCGAAATATCGTCGGCCAGCGCCCAACGCAAAAACATGGACCACTCGATCGGAAAAGCGGTCTGGTCTGTCAAAGAAACCATCTGGCCCATCTGTTGCTGAATGATCAGATGGGCAGTGCTCAATGCCATGACACTATCGGGAACAAGCCAAAACGACACTGAAAGTGCGGTCCTTTGCTTGTCAACGAAATAGGAATTGATCTGACCCTGCTGATTGACTTGCGAAAGCCGGGTCCATTCCTCCCAGGACATGGGAACGATCGGCCTTCGAATCCCATTCGGATCGATACAGTATCCCTGGATGACTTTGAGGGGCTTCGCCATCACCACATCACCCGTCGGGGATAACGTGTAAGTGGGGTGACCGGCCAACAAAGTGATCGGCTGATCGAGGATGGTCCACAACTTGAGCCCATCGACCTGAGCGATATTCGCGATGTCGTTCAACCGCATCAGCCCATCAGCGTATTGTTCGCTGTTGGGCTCACCGCCTTCTTGAATCAGTCCAGCATCACGATACGCGAACCGGATGATTCGTTGGGCAGTATAGAACGACGAAGGCGATGTCATTTCAGCGTCCGGCCAGTTCGGCGAGCTTCGCCAGCCGCGCGTCGAGATCCTGTTGGGCAACCAACAGCTTCGATTCCATCACGGACATAGCCCGTTCACGGGTCGCGACAGCTTCTTCACGGGCCATCATCGTTTCGACGACCGCCGCATGGTTCCGCTCGATATCGGCCTGGGCCTGAGCCAAACCAGCCTGCTTGGAATCGACTTCGGCCCTCAAATCATTCAGCTTCTGGATCTGCGCCGAAACCGATTCGATCGACTTCTGGTTGTCATCCGAAGCCATCCTGGCCTTGGCCATCATGTCTTCGATCTCAGCGACACGGGCCGCATGGTTGTTCGCAGCCATGATTTCGGCTTGCTCGACTTCAGCGATGCGGGCGGTCTTCGCTTTGTCGGCCGCATCATCAAGCCCCTTGAGCTCGGTTTCGAATTCACCGTGGATGACCATTTGGGTGGCCACGATGATCTTTCGGATCTCTTGCAGATCCTGGACGGACAGTGCCATATAGACTCCTGATAAACGTGACCCCGGATATGGTATTCGACCACATCCGGGGTCTTCTGTCAATGACGAACCCCTGTAAAGGGGCATTCACACTTTCAAAGCGATCAACCGGAGACGCCGATTTCGCCTTCACCTTCGATGGTCAGGGCTGTTGTCGTACCGGCACCACCGACAAGGAAATCGGCAGCATCCAGACGCAAGATCCCATACCAATCGAAGAAACCATTCGCGGCCACCGACACACCAGTACCGGCATTCAACGCACCTGCGGTGGCCGCGCCACCCGCAATGACTTCCGTGCCCGCCGTGTTGGCGCCGGTCGCGCCGAGCCAAAGTGCGAAGTTGGCGGCAGCATTGGTTTTATTGACAACACGGACACGACGGAGAATGATGTATTGCGCCGAAGAACCGGCATTGGTGCCGCCGGTCGCCGTGGGGGGATTGAGCAGATTCGTGGTGGTGGTGGTCGTCAGAGCGACCGGGCCGAACCGGAAAGTTTTGTTGGCTGCCATAGAAGCTCCTTGGTGGTTGAGAAATCAATCGTTGTTGCGGCCCCATACCGTCAGATATGTACCAGCAGTGAAAGTGTTTGCACTTACTGCAACAGCCGTCAGAGTATCGTAACTGGTGAGCTGCGCACGCTGGATGGGGAGATTTGTTCCAAGATCACTGAAAAAGCTGGCTGCTCGGAATAATGTCGGGGCGGTAGCGACAGAAGGGGTTTGATTCCGGCCGATAACTTCGATGCTCTTGATACTGCCACTGGCTCCATCAACATAGGCAATGCCTCCACGGCCGACATTCGAAAGAGTCACCGCCATCGGCACACCAGGAACTGCAGTGACCCCGGCCGCCGTTGTCGGGGCCGTGACACCCTCTGATAACGACCATGAATTGGTGAGAGCCGTGGTCGAGATCGACGCGGCCCCGAGAAGCAATCTCCCCACTGGTGTGCCGCCTGAATATCCCGCAATCCAATACCGGATCATCAGCTGCTTATAGGTCCCAAGCCAAACCACAGGGCCAACTGTAACCGCAGCTGCTGTCGCCGTGCCGAGAAATACCCAGTTTCGCGCATCTGGTGTGAGAGACGCGCGGTTGACCGCGCCAGAGGGAACCCCCTGATACGGTTGCTCGAAGTACTCGACATCCGAGGGCAGGATGATATTCGGACCGGGATTACCCTGAATTCCAGGTGAACCCGCAGACCCGGTTGCCCCGGCGGGCCCCGTTGCACCCGGCATCCCCATTGGACCTTCTGGTCCTTCTTCACCTATGAGAAATATAGCCGGGCCATCCACCCCATTGGAACCGGTCGGACCGGCAACCCCTGCCGGGCCTACTGCCCCCGGTGGGCCCGGTGGACCTGAGGGACCTTCCGGTCCTTCATCCCCCACGAAAAAAATGGCCGGGCCGGTTGCCCCGGTTGCCCCGGTTGCCCCGGTTGCCCCGGTGGGTCCTGTCTGCCCCGGGGCCCCATCCGCACCATCTTGAGGGTCATACAGAAAGAACAA